TATCTGTTCAGCTGATGTTGCTTCTGCACTTCAGATGTCAGGTGTATTAGATTACTCTCCTGCTCTTTCTACTAACTTAAACGTTGATGACACAGGAAATACTTTCGCTGGTGTATTAAATGGTAAATTTAAAGTTTACATTGATCCATATAGTGCAAATATTGCTGCTTCACAATTCTACGTTGTAGGTTACAAAGGTACTTCACCTTACGACTCTGGACTATTCTATTGTCCTTACGTACCACTACAAATGGTAAGAGCCGTTGGTCAAGATAGTTTCCAACCAAAAATCGGTTTCAAAACTAGATATGGTATGGTTGCTAATCCTTTCGCAACTACTAACGGTACTGGTGCAATTGACTTAACGTCTCCTGCAGCTGGTGACCAAAACGTATATTACAGACGTGTTAAAGTTTCTAACATTATGTAATATTGGTTAATACCGATTACGAAAAAGGGCGCTTCGGCGCCCTTTTTTTTGTCCTTAATGATTATAAATAGTACATAAAAGATGACAAAAAGTAAAATTAAAGAATTCAAACAAATAGTTTTAGGTATAGGTTCACTCATAGTTATCATGGGTGTACTCGCTTATTGTCTTAACCATATGAATCCTAAACAAGATGTGCTACAAGAATTAGAAGAAAAGATTAAAAAAGTAGAACAAAAAGAGATTATTCTTACAGAAAATGAAAAAGAACTAGAGAAAAAAGCCACTGAAAAAGAATGGCAAGAAGTAGATAATTCAACAGATAAATAGTATTATGACAGATACAAATATAATTGATAGAACACCTAGTAAATTTGACTATGCAAGTCCGATACAGTTTAGATTTAAAATGACTAAACTACCTAATGTTGAATTTTTTGTACAGACAGCAAACATACCTGGTATCTCTTTAGGGTCTACAAGTTTTGAAACACCTCTAAAAGACATTGCAGGTGTCGGCGATAAAGTTACATATCAAACTTTAGATGTGTCATTTCTTGTTGATGAAAATCTCAACAACTATAAGGAAATACACGATTGGATTACAGGTTTAGGATTTGCACAAAATCACGATCAATTTAAAAATTTACAAGCGACTGGTGCTGATAGATTTCCTGGCACAACATCAAGCACGGCTGCAACAGGAACAAGTATACCACAGCCTCTAGCAGAGGGCGGTATATATTCGGATGCAACACTCACAGTTTTAAATAGTAAGAACATTGCCAAAACAGAGATAAGATTTCAGAATGTTTTTCCCATATCTCTAGGTTCATTATCTTATGATATTAAAGCAAGTGATATTGATTATTTACAAGTATCGGCAAGTTTTAATTATATGTATTATGATATAGTACAATTATAGTACAAGACAATATAGGATGATTTTTGATGAAGACTTTAACATGGATAGATACGGCCGTCTGCCTCGGTAATGGGCAATCAAGACAAGGCCTAGATTTACAAAAAATGAAAGACTATGCAACTGTAATAGGTTGTAATGCTATATATCGTGACTTCACTCCTGATATATTAGTGGCATTAGATTCAAGAATGTCACACGAGATATATCGTAAAGCAAATCTCAAAGACATGAAAATATATCTAGGTTACTGGACACCTGTGCCGATATTTGTTGCAAAAGAAATGATGAAAACAATGGCAGACAAAACTGATATTGTATGGAATGATAGTGATGAGGTTGTTTATCATGGTGCCGATGGCGTGTTTACACTCACAAAGGGACATAATCTAGGCATAACTTATATCACAGGTGTTTCTAAAGAAGATAATATAATAGATATTGAACCAGACGTAGATGGCTTCGCATATGCGACAGGCAGTAGATCAATACATTTGGCATGTGAACTAAATGCTAAAGAAGTTTATATAGTGGGACACGATCTATATTCTAATACGGATAAGGTAAATAACATATATGCTGGCACAGATAGTTATGCCGAAAAAGACGCATTGGCAGCCAGACCTAATAATCCAGACGAAACATTTAACTGGATACTACAACACAAGAATACATTTAATAAGTTTCCGAATGTTCAATTTTATAAAGTGAATAAAGGTACCGAAGCAAAAACAGATATGCCAATAAATGAATGGAGTTCATGTGCTAACCTAAAATATATAACGCAAGAAAAAATGTTGCAACAGCTTTACAATTAACCGAAAAGGTGATATAATATCCGTATGACATTAGAAGAATTACAACAATCAGTCAATAAGGACTTTAAACTAGACGATACCGAATTAGATACTGAATCTATAAACATACCATTATTACATAACAAATATTTAATACATTTTAATAAGTTTTCTTTACTATTAAAAAAGGCAGAATACGATCATAAGAGTATGATAAGAGATAAGTGGGAATATTACACTGGCAAAGCAGACCCTAGTGTGTATAAAGAGAAACCTTTTGATATAAAAGTATTAAAGGCAGATGTACATATCTATATGGATTCTGATCCTGATCTACAAAAGGCAGATCAAAAAGTTGCCTATCTAAATCAGATAGTTAAATATCTTGAACAAGTATTGAGAAGCGTAAACAATAGAACATTCTTAATTAAAAATGCTATCGAGTGGAAGAAGTTTACTAGCGGAGCTATCTAGCATGTTTGAGAATATATATAACTTAAAAGAAAAAATTGTACCAGATAGTTTTTGCGATCAAATAATAAAAGATGGTGAATTATTGACTATTAAAAAAGCAAAAATTGCAGACGGTAATGATGATAATAGAAGCTCTGATATATCGTGGTTAAATGATAAAGAATTACAAACAACATTAAGTTATTTTATTAAATCAGCAAATGATGAAAGTAATTGGAACTTCTCATTAAAAGAATTTGAAGATTTACAGTTTACAATATATAATGAAGGCGATCATTATAATTGGCATACAGACAACCATGTAAAGCCGTATAGAAATAATACTATTAGAAAATTAAGTTTTACTTTATGTTTAAATGATGGATATGAGGGAGGCGATTTCAGTATATGTGATCCTCATCCTAAACCAGACCTATCGGTTACAACAAAATTTAAACTTAAAAAAGGCGACATGATAATTTTTCCTAGTCATGTTTGGCATAAAGTAGATAAGATCACTAAAGGCACTAGAAAATCTTTAGTAGGTTGGGTCGTAGGAAAACCATGGACATAATCGTTATAAATATAAGTATGAAAAAATTGAACATACATTTATATGATTACCAATCAGGACAATTCTAATCTCATCATCATAGAAAAGAAAAACGAAGTTTACATAACGGTAGACTGCGAGTCGGATATACAAAGAGAAATATCTGAATTTTTTACTTTCTATGTGCCAGGATATAAATTCATGCCAGCATTTCGTAATCGTATGTGGGATGGCAAGATAAGATTGTTCTCACAAAAGACAAAAGAGATTTACTTTGGCCTGTATCCTTACATCAAAGCATTTGCTGAAGAACGAGGATATACCATAGTAACTGCCAAAGATGTAGATATAGATAACAAGGTTGATAGAGAGGTTGTCACTAAATTTTCTAATAGTCTAGGTCAGAAATTTGAAGCAAGAGATTATCAGATAGACGCAATATATCATAGTTTAAAACGCAATAGGGCGTTGCTATTGAGTCCTACGGCCTCAGGTAAGTCATTCATCATATATTCTTTGATTCGTTATTATAGTCATTTAATTAAAGAAGAATCTAATAATCGAGTGTTATTAATCGTGCCAACTACATCATTAGTAGAACAAATGTATACCGACTTTGAATCATATGGTTGGAATGTAAAGAAATATTGTCATAGATTGTATAGTGGATATTCTAATCAAACAGATAAAAAAGTACTAATATCAACATGGCAAAGTCTATATAAGTTGCCAAAAGAATATTTTAAACAGTTCGGTTGTGTATTTGGTGATGAGGCACATCTATTTAAATCTAAATCATTGACAGAAATTATGACTAAACTAGTTGACTGTAAATATCGTATAGGTCTTACAGGTACTTTAGATGGTGCTCACACACATAAATTAGTTTTAGAAGGATTGTTTGGCGCCGTAAATAAAGTGACATCTACTAAAAAACTTATGGACAAAAAACAGTTAAGTAATCTAGCTGTAAGATGTTTGATACTTAAACATAGTGAGGCAAATGCTAAAATAGTATCTAAAGGTAAATATCAAGATGAGATTGATTATCTGGTATCAAGTAAAGCGAGAAATAATTTTATTCGTAATCTTGCACTTAAAATAAAAGGTAACACTTTAGTGCTTTTTCAATTGGTAGAAAAACATGGTAAAGATTTATATAAAAGTATAGAAGATAAAGCGGAAAAAGATCGAAAGGTTTTTTATATCTATGGCGGTGTCGAAACGGAAGAGAGAGAAAAGGCGAGAGCGATAGTTGAGAATGAAACCAATGCAATTATTGTAGCGAGTTATGGCACTTTTTCAACAGGTATTAATATTAAGAATTTACATAATATAATATTTGCAAGCCCTTCAAAAAGTAGAATAAGAAATCTACAATCAATCGGTAGAGGATTGAGATTAGGCGACAATAAAGTCAATGCCACTTTATATGATATAGCGGATGATTTAAATTATAAGTCTAAAGAAAATTATACACTAAAGCACTTCCAGGAAAGAATAAATATATACAACGAGGAAGAGTTCGATTACGAAATACATAATATTAACCTAAAGGATTAAAAATGGATAATAACACAGATTATCGTATGGTAAAACTTACTGATGGTAGTACTATAATGGGTACTATAGCTGTTGATAAAGATTTCCTACGAATCACAAACGCATTAGAATTACATACGGTACAGAGAGAAACAGAAATGGGTTCTAAAGAGGACTCTACTTTAACTCCTTGGATATCATTTACAGATGATAAAACGTTTATTATTCCTAAAGATAAAATATTAGTTATCACTCAAGCAAATCAGCATATATCACATTACTATGAGGTAATATTAAATAAGATAGAGAAAGAGAAAGCAAATGCCAAACCTACTTTATCTGCTGAAGAAATAGAAAAGATATATAAGTTAGCTGATCAAATGGATAGATTAAGAGAGACCGAACCAAAAGAAAATATACAATGGTCGGAAGAAGATTTAATTGGCTTATTTGGAAAAAAAACTATACACTAGGAATACTAGCTAAGGTATCTCCCCAAACTCCTACATAGTCGATTATAACATAGTTCCTAGGACTGTCAAGCAATAGCAAAAAATATTTAAAAGGCTTTACATCTAATAGCAAAAATGATATAATAAGTTATATTAATCAGAAAGATAAATTATGGAAAAAACAAAAGCAAAATTGAAACCTCATTATGTAGATAATAAGAAGTTTCTTCAGGCTATGATCGAACACCGTGCTAAAGTTAGAAAAGCGGAAGAGAAGAAAAGGAAAGCACCTGAAGTGACCAATTATATTGGTGAGTGTTTTTTGAAGATCGCTAATCACTTATCTTACAGACCGAATTTTATAAACTATACTTATCGTGATGATATGATATCAGATGGTATAGAAAACTGCTTACAATATATGAGTAATTTTAATCCAGATAAATCTAATAATCCATTTGCATATTTTACACAAATTATATATTATGCATTTATAAGAAGAATACAGAAAGAAAAGAAACAGCAAGATGTTAAGGCTAAACTAATTGCTAATTCTGGTAGCGAAATGATGTTAGATACTTTAGTTGGCGATGATGCTCAATATAGAAGTCAGATGTTAGAGTTCTTACAAAAAAATGTAAAAGAAAGTGATCCAGCAGAACCTAAAAAAGTAAAGAAAAAGAAAAAAAAATAGATAATGAAAATAGCGTTATTAAATGATACTCACTTCGGTGTGAGAAACGATAGTATGATCTTTGATGATTTCTTACACAAATTTTACAGAGAAGTATTTTTTCCTTACCTAGAAAAACATAATATCAAAACACTAATACATCTAGGTGATGTGGTCGATAGAAGAAAGTTTATTAATTTTAGAGTTGCAGATAACTTTAGAAAAGGCTTTCTAAACAAACT